AGGAGAACGCTTTCAATCTATTGCCGCGATAACTCACCAATCAATAAGCAACTATGCAAGGAAGATTGAAGCGGACTTTATGGTTATTACAGAGCAGAGACATTCAACCCCACATTGGGAGAAGTTTAGAATATTTGAACTGCTTAATAAGTACGAGCGAATACTCTACATAGACACAGACGTTTTAATTAAGCACGATTGCCCGGACTTATTCAAGATAGTCCCTAAAGATATACTCGGAGCGTTTAACGAAGGGCAATACTTTGATAGGAAATATCTTGATTATTATAACGCTGGGGTGATGGTCATTCCAAGGTGTAGCCAAGATATATTCATTGAGCCGGAGATTGAGCAAGGAAACATTAATACGTTCTTTGAGCAGGACTTTCTCAATGATCGAATACAGTTAAGCGGACGCGCTGTTTATAATCTATCGCATAAGTTTAATCGTATGGATTTCATTCTGGCCCCAGGGTATATCATCCATAAGGCAGGGAACTTAAACGCATTGGCAGAATTAAAGGAGTTGGCTGGTGTCTTGGCGTAGAAAGGAATACGAAAGAGATAGGGGTAGGCAACGGAGGACGGTGGGTCGCAAATGGTTGGCTATGCGCCACGTTGTCTTGGTAGAAGAACCTGTTTGTATGATATGTGGTCGCAAAGCATCCACACAGGTTGACCACAAGATACCATTATGCAAGGGTGGAACAGATATACGGGATAACCTGCAAGGGGTATGCGATGAGTGCCACAATGAAAAGACAGCAAAGGACTTAGGCATTAAGCCACCACCTAACAAGATAGGGTTAGATGGATACCCAATACCAAAAGGAGATAGGACAAATGGAACTAACGAGAAAGAGTGCGGGGTTTGATAGGGCAATATATATACTGTTATGTCTTGTATCTTGGGGCGTGGTGTTCTTGATTAGGATAATATTAACCGAAGCGATTAGGCAAGCAAAGGACAAGGACTAATGAATAATAAAGTTCGTATTGTAATTAGGAAACTAAACTCAATACTCTTATGCTTATTACCATTCGGGATAGTGCTTGCGATAATGGCTATTATAAAGGCAAGCAAGAGGCGTAATGTAAACCAAGATAATAATAATGGTTGACGATTGATATTGTCAACTAATAATGATAACAAGATTGACAATGTAAGTGTATGCAACACAACGAGATGCTGGGGGGATGAAAAAGTGTTTTAACCCCCCGACGGAAATCGGGCTCCCAGTCATTTTTTTGTGAAACCCAGTTTTCAGGAAACAAGGTTATTGATAATTTAAGGAGAATAGATGGGAAGACGCGGCCCAATGCCAAAAAGCAAAGCTTTACAGGTACTTCACGGTACCTCTCCATTAACTACAGAAGTTGTTGATGAGCTAAGAGAAGAATTTGTCCCACCGCAGATGCCGGGTCATTTCAACAAAAGGGAAATTGCGGCATGGAACACGACTATAGAATTACTTCGTCCCATGTTGGCATTAAGGAAAATAGATGTCGCCGTGTTGGGAGCGTATTGCTCTGCTTTTGTTAGGTGGCAGGATGCTGAAAAAATGATATATAAGAATAAATCTCCTCATGGCGGATTGTGTGTATATGGAGAGGGAGGTTCTCTTAAGGTTCATCCTTTAGTAACTATTAGCAGGGATACTCAACGGGATATGGTGTTTTACGCTGCACAACTTGGGATGACTCCAGCTTCAAGAGTCAAAATGGTAGTTGGTGTTGGAAAGATTATTGAGAAAAATCCCTTTGTTAAATTAAAGGCGATGAAGAAATGAAAGTATCCGGTATAACCAAGAGGAAGAAGCGAAGGATAGTCGTCCATAAACCGATGGATATTATCCATCAAGAAGATTGGACAGATATAGCCATAAATTACGCAAGAGAGACGCTTGATAAAAAAAATAGTAAGCGTTTTGGGAAGTGGATTAAGCTTGCTGCGGAGAGATTTCTTAATGACCTTAATAGAGCAAAAGAAAGCAATAGGACATTTGAATATTCTGGGATTGAAGCAAATAAGGTTTGTGATTTTATCTCTAATCTTCCTCACGTTGAGGGTGAATGGAAATCAGAGGATATAACGCTTGAACCGTTCCAGGTGTTTTTTCTTTGTAATTTATTCGGGTTTAGGAACTTAGATAACACGCGGAGATTTACTTCTGCGTTGTTAGCAATGGCGAGAAAGAACGCTAAGTCGACAATCGCCTCTGGTATTGGTCTTTACTGCCTAACGATGGAAGGTGAAAAAGGCCCACAGGTTATTTCTGCCGCTACAACAGGCGATCAGGCGGCCATTGTATTTAAGGTTGCTAAGAAAATGGCAGATAGGAAGCCACAATTAAGAGAGGCTTTCAATGTTGAATGTTTTACCCGGGCAATATCTTGTTATGATAACGGCGGATTATTCAAGGCCATTAACGCCAAAGCATCCACACAGGATGGTCTTAATCCTTCTTGCGCCATTCTTGATGAGATCCACGCCCATAAAACTCACGATCTTTTGAATGTCCTGCAATCAGCCGCAGGCGGCCGCAGAAACCCATTGTTTCTTTTCACTACCACAGAAGGATATGAAACCCCAGGACCTTGGCCGGAAATGCGGAAATTCGGACAACAGGTTCTTGAGAGCGTAATTGAAGCAGATCACTTTCTTGTTATTTTTTACGCCATTGATAATAAGGACAACGAGTTTGATGAGAGTATCTGGGAAAAAGCCAATCCTCTCTTATCTGTATCAGAGCCCTTATTAAAAGCTATCCGCAAAGAGGCAACGGAAGCTAAATCAATGCCTGGTCGCCATTCCGAATTTTTAATTAAGCGTATGAACAGGCAAAGCTCAACCGCTAACGGTTGGATTGATTTGCAAAAATGGAAGGCTTGCGCAGGGGAAGTACCGCTTGAGGAATTAAAAAATGAGCCTTGCTACGGCGCGCTTGATTTGGCAAGTACCCGCGACCTTGCATCATTCCGCTTAGTCTGGAAAAAAGACGGGATATTATATACGCATGGTTGGCGCTGGGTTCCGCAGACCACGGTTGCTATTAGGACACAAAGAAATCTTGTCCCCTATGCGGGATGGGTTAGAGCTGGATTTATGCTTGAAACGTCTGGGGAAGTAACCGATTACGATGAGATATTTAAAAAAGTCATATGGGTTAAGGATAACTTTAATCTTGTTGCTGTTGCTTTTGATCAATGGAATGCAGCGCAGATAGCGTCAAAGCTTACAGCCGAAGATGTTGAGATGGTTCAGTTTATTCAAGGACCTAAATCATATCATCCATCAATGAAAAACTTTGAGGAGACCTATATTTCCGGTAAGTTTCGGCATGGCGGCGACCCTGTATTGACTTGGTGCGCTTCTAATATTGTATCAAGAACAGATGCTAATTTGAATATGGCCCCGGATAAGAAGAAAAGCGCGGATAAAATTGATGATATGACTGCGCTTTTAATGGCTAATGGGATTATGATAGGGCAAAACACAGAAGAAGAGGGAAGCCTTGATGATTTCCTCAACGACCCTATAACTATAAGATAATTTATTCCCAAAGCTTAGGGAGTATTTCTTGCTTTTGTAAGTAGTGCAATGCGATAATAGAGACATACAAGATGGGGTCGCTCCCTGTCGATAGTTTTTAAGGCCGATTCCGTGCACGGCGGAGTTGGCCTTTTTATTTTTGTGGTTACTGAGGAGGTCTCTTGATAAGACCCGTTAGAAACTTTTTAAATTGGTTTTCCGGGGGTAGTTCTCGTAGAGATGAGGGATCACAAAGCCTTGTTCCTTCATCCGGTCGGATGACGACAAAAATCGTTACTGATGATACCGCTTTGCAGATTTCTTCCGCTTTTGCCTGTATTCGACGCACAGCAGAAACAATGGCCTCTTTGCCTATTCAGTTTTTTTCTATTAAGCGCGATGCTTCTGGAAGAATTGTTAGCAAGAAGATTGTTACCGACCATCCATTATATCGGCTCTTGCGTTGGCAACCGAATAGATACCAAACAAGAAGCGAGTTCTTTGAAACAATTTATTATCAACTTGGTTTTCGTGGCAATGCTTATTGTCTTATTGAGAGGGATTCTTCCGGTAAGGATATAATCTCATTATTGCCGTTAATGACATCACAGGTTGAGACTGTCCTTAATTCTGATGGAAGCGTAATTCATAAATATTATACATCCGGAAAAATAAATATATATACTTCAAAAAATATTTGGCATCTTAAATTATTAGGCAACGGCATTGTAGGTTTATCTCCATTGGACCAAGCCAGGAATAGCCTTGGTATTTCTTTGGGCGCCGAAGAAAGCGTCAACAGATTATCTAACAGTGGATTTAAGCAGGGCGGAGTTTTAACAATAGATAAAATCCTTTCTCCAGACCAAAGGGGTAAACTGAAAGCTAATTTTAATGACATAACCAGCGGTAAGGAAGAAGCATTAAAGGTTTTAGAAGCAGGGATGAAATTCACCCCTACGTCAATGCTCCCGAAAGATGTTCAGTTGTTGGAAAGCCGGAAATTCCAACTCGAAGATATTTGCCGGTTTTTTGATGTGCCTCCAGTGTTAATCCACGATATGTCATCTTCTACGGTATGGGGTTCAGGTATTACTGAAATCGTTAGAGGTTGGTATAAATTGGGACTTGCTCCATACAGAGAAAAAATGAAAGATAGTATCCAAACACAATTATTGGATATATCAGAGCGTGAAACTGTCGAGCCTGATTTCGATATTGACGAATTATTAAGAGGCGGGGAGAAAGAAAGATATGAGGGTTATCAAATTGCAATTAGAAGCGGTGTTATGACTCCTAATGAGTGTCGAGGACAGGAAGGGTTACCGCCTGATTCTGCTGGAGATAAATTATTTATAGACCAACAGTTGGTATATCTTGAGAATGGAGGCAATAAAAATGAAACAAAAACATTTACTGTTAAAAACTGAGGGTCTTAATTTTACACGAAATAAAATTGAAGACGGTATCCTTGCCCGATGGGATAAAACTATTGTTGCAGAGAATAAAGGCGAAACGGCTTCCATCGATATTTTTGACGTGATTGGCTCAGATTATTTTGGTGAGGGATTTACGGCAAAAAGAATGTCTGCCGCGCTTAAGTCTATTGGTGAAGATAAAGACGTTATTGTCAATATTAACTCTCCAGGTGGAGATGTGTTTGAATCAGCAACGATTTATAATCTTTTAGCCCAGCATAAAGGGAACGTTACGGTAAATATTCTTGGGCTTGCTGCATCTGGCGCTTCTGTTATTGCTATGGCTGGAGATACAATCAAGATTTCAAAGATTGGATTTTTAATGATACATAATGCATGGTCTATTGTAATGGGTAATAGGAATGATCTGCGTGAAGCTGCGGATGCGCTTGAGCAATTCGATAAGGCTATTCTTGCAGCTTATGTTAGCAGAGCATCGGCCCCTGAGAATAAAATTGCGAAGATGATGGACAGTGAAACTTGGATAGGAGCAGATGACGCGATTGAATATGGTTTTGCGGATGAATTGATTGATACAAAGACTGCTCCCGCAAAGGATACTGAAAAACAAACTAAAGCACAGGCAAAACGCACATTAGAAATGGCACTTGCCCGTGAAGGATTTTCTCGTAAAGAGAGAGAAGATATTTTCCAGAGAGCCGGTGTGCGTGATGCCGCCGAGCCTGTCCAGCGTGATGCGGACGAGGAAGGTTGGGAAGGGTTAATTAACGTAATGAAAAACTAAAAAGGAGAAGAAAATATGAATCCGGAACAGTTAAAAGCAGCATTTGAAGAATTTAAGACAGCACAGGCCTCAGCTAATGAAGCTCTTAAGGCGATGATCAAAGAGCAGGAAAAAGGTTCTAAGGAAGGTCTTGCTGTAGCTGTAGCTGTAGCTGCAAAAGCGGCTAAAGATGTTCAGATTTGCGCCGATAAGTTAGTGGCCATGGAACAGAGACTTACCGCGAATATTCTTGCCGGTAGAGAATCCCCGAAGTCTTTTGGGCAGATTCTTATCGAAGACCCGCAATATAAGGCATTTGCATCTGGTTCATCCAATAAGTGTCGCATTACCCTGAAAAATGGGTTTATAGTGCGGAATAACACGATTACCGGGCAGAGTGGCAGTCCTGCGGCTAACTCGGATACATTGGTTGTCGCTGATCGTAGACCTGGGGTTATCCCCGGTGCGTTCCGTGCTTTACGCGTCCGTGATTTAATTCCTCAAGGTAATACCGTAAGCAATGCGGTAGAGTTTACCCGCGAGCTCGCGTTTACCAATAACGCGGCCGAAACTGCTGAAGGTGGTTCTAAGCCGGAAAGCGTTTTGACGTTTGAGTTATATTCCGCTCCTGTCGTAACCATCGCTCACTGGATTAAGGTTTCCAGGCAGATTTTGAACGATGCACCGGCTTTAGTGGCGTATATCGAAAACCGCCTGCGCTACGGTGTTGAGTTACGTGAGGAAACACAGATTGTGGCCGGTAATGGTGTTGGCCAGAATCTTATCGGTATTACCGTTTCCCCGAACTTCACGGCGTTCACCCCGACCTCGGGCGATACCGCGATTGATTCCGCTAACCGCGCTATCCGCGCTCTTGACGCGGCTGATTATCCGGCTAACGGGATTATTATGAATCCTGCTACCTGGGGTGCGATTGAGCGTTTAAAGGATGAAAATCTGGGTTATCTCGTTGGTTCTCCGTTCGGAGCTATCGTTCCAACGTTGTGGGGTAAACCGATTGCGCTCACTTCAAGCATGACCGCGAACAAGTTACTCGTCGGTGCGTTTGACATCGCATTCTTGTATCTGACTCGTGAGGATACGGTTGTTGAGATGTCTGAGAGCGACGATACAAACTTCCAGCAGAACTTGATCACAATCCGCGCAGAGAAACGCGGTGCATTAGGCGGATTACGACCTGCGTCTGTTCTGTATGGTAATTTAACCGTCTAAACGAAAGGAACGGCATGAAGATAATCGCTAAGCGTCCATTTATAAGTTCAAAACCGGGTTTTGGGAATATTCCGGCTGGGCGAATATTGGATACTGACGATGCTTATGCCAAGATGTTAATCAATGCGGGGCTTGCGGAGGAATACTCCGCGGCCCCGTCTTTGATGGCAGACAGGCAAACGTCTTTTACTTCCCCCGTCGGAGCGAATGCAAAGAATGGGTTATCATCGCAAGCGGGCCAAGTCTCACGGAGCCAGACTGTGAAAAAGTCAAAGAGTGGTGTAAAAAAGACAAAAACCGCAAGGTAGTTGTCATAAATACGTCTTACGAATTGGCTTTATGGGCTGATGTTCTTTATGCTTGCGACGGGGATTGGTGGGATAAGTATGTCGGAGATGTTCTTTTGAGATTTAAGGGTGAACTGTGGACGCAAGATGTTCCCGCATCGTCGAAGTATGGGCTGAATAGGATCGATGGAGATAAAGCCGAAGGCTTGGGAAAGAATAAAGTCCACTATGGATCTAACAGTGGCTATCAAGCGATAAATCTTGCTTATTTATTCGGGGCTAAGAAAATAATTTTGCTTGGTTTTGATATGAAGCGCGGAGAAAACAAAAAGAGCCATTGGCACGGAGAACACCCCGGTTGTTTAAATAAAGAAATGCCAATTAAGACATGGCTAAAGAATTTTCCAAAATTGGCAGAAGATTTAAAAATTGAAGGTGTTGAAGTTATAAATGCGACACGTGATACGGCTCTTGAATGTTTTAATAAAGTTAATCTTGAGGAGGCTTTATGTTTAAACTAATAACTGGGCCGGATGAGCTGATAACCGTTGATGAAGCCGCTGAATTTATGCGTGCGGAGTTTTCTTCTTCGGAAGAGAGCCTGATTGAAACGCTTATCACGGCCGCAAGGCAGATGTGCGAAGATTATTTATTCCGCAAGATTGGCGTTCAAACGGTTGAATTAAGAGACAAAGGTTTTCCGGCCAATAACGCACCGATCAGCCTACCAGCACCGCTTATTTCCGTAACATCAATAAAATATCTCGATGGCAATAACGTCGAACAGACGCTTGATTCATCTGAGTATGTTGTGAGTGATTCAGAGCCTGGGTTAATTACTCCAGTTAATTCTTGGCCGGAAACATCAGACGCAGGGGATTCATTAAGAGTTGTTTTTGTTACTGGTTATAGCGACGCCGGAGAAAGTCCTATGCAGTCCGAGGCATTGCCTAAAACAATCAAAATCGCCATGCTTATGCAGATCGCAGATATGTATGAGAATCGAGAGGCTCAGGTCGAAAAACCATTAACCGCTAATCAGACACTTGTAAACCTCTTGGCTCCTTATCGGTTAGAGATGGGGATATAATGCAAGCAGGAACGCTTAATAAGAGAATAAAAATATCACAACTTGTAACTGGAAGCCCTACTACTGATGAATTTGGCGCGCCCAACACGAGTTGGGAAGAGTTAGATACAGTATGGGCCGCGGTAGAACCTATTTCCGGTCGTGAATTTTGGGCGCAACAGCAAGTTCAAAGCGAAATTATCGCTAAAATCCGGATTAGATATCGCGATGACGTTGCAGTAGGAATGAAAGCCGAATATAACAGCAAAACATATATGATTAAAAACATCATTGATTATCAAGAGAGCCACAAAGAATTATTGCTTATGTGCGCGGAGGGCGTAATAAATGCCTGACGGAGCATCTGTCCGAATAACAGGACTTAAAGAGCTTGAAAAGAAAATGATTGAACTCGGACCTAAGATTGGGCGCAAGGCTTTAAAAAGCGCACTTGTTGCAGGTGCACAGGTAGTAAAAAAAGAGGCGCAAATGTTAGCTCCGATAAAGACAGGTAGATTGCGCAGGGCAATGTATATCAAGACAATGTCTAAGCCAAATCCATTTAAAGAAAACGTAATCTTCGGAGTTAGGCATGGTAGAAAAATGTCAAAACGCGATTTGGATGCTTATTATTGGACTTTTCTTGAGTTTGGAACAAAGTTTATTAAAAAGGTATCTTTTATCCAGGTTGCATTTCAGAAGGCGCAGGGAAAAGCGTTAGAAAAATTTAAGGATGTTCTTGCTAATAAAATATCACAACTGGTTAAGGAATGAGCATGATACAGGCAGATATTTATAAAATTTTATCCGAAAATCAAAGTGTGGTGGCTCTTGTCTCATCAAGAATTTACCCTGTAGAAATTCCACAAGGGGGAAGCGTTCCTGCTATTGTTTATGTAATAAACGACATCACTCCTATTAAAAGCCTTGATGGAGAAAGCGGCCTTGATAATGGGACTGTTGAAATCACCTGTTGGGCTAAAGATTATAAAACCGCCCAGTTATTAGCTTCTGCCGTCCGTTCAGCTTTTATTGAATCGGGAGTCGGCGTTATCACTGGGAATATGCAAGATACTATTGACGAAGAAACCCGCAATTATGGCGTTGTTATCAATGTGAGCGCTTGGTCAAGTACATAGCCACGGAGGGATAAATGCAACTTGGTGAATGGATAGGATTAGCGGGATTATTAGCAACAAATGTTGGCACGGCGATAGGAATTTATAAGTATTTTAATTCTAAAGTTGACCGGGTTTATGAGCGTTTTGATGAATTCAAAAAAACTATTAAGGAAGAATGTGTGCAAAAAGACTTATGCAAGATTATGCACGAGAATAGCTCAAGCAACCTAAGCGGATTGGAAAAGAGAATTACAGATAGCGTTGGGAAATTAGAAAAGAAGGTCGATGATAATTTTAAGGTCGTAATTGATCTAATGAAAAAATGAGCCTTGATGATTATATAAGATGGTGTAAGTGTAACCGGCGCATTCTCAAAAGAGAGCAGATGAAAGAAGGGAAGCTCTGCGATATCTGTCAAGAGGAAGCAAAGAAACACGCCGAAACTTTTAAAGAAAGATTCGAGGGGTTGGGAGAGGAAACTGAATGCCATACCGTACAACCAAAAAAGGGGGAAGCATGAAGTTAAGCGGAATATTGAAGGTAGCGGGTATCGCAGTAGGCGTCATTGCAGCGTTGACGTTGGTATCAAGGCACCCTATAAATATTTTAATTTTAGGGTTGTCTGCTTTAACCTATTTCGTAGGAGCGTGGTTCGCCCGGAAAGGACAGTAATCTATGTGGGCAATAGCATGGAGTTTCGTTACCTCTAAGGCGATCCCCTGGATATTGCACCAGATTGCCCGGGCTTGGGGCGTGTTCCTCGTAGGCACGGTTATTATAATCCTATTGATGAAATTCCACGCCTTTAAGCTTGACCTATACAACGACGGATACAAAGCCGGATATAAGCAGTGCGGAATAGACCATCCGACAAACACAGTTTCTTCGGGCGGAGTGGTTAATTACTTCGCAGATAAAAGTGGGGTCTTGGACCTAAAAATCTGGCGCATACTTCGTATAGTTATAGTTCCGGCTAAATAGGGGAGGACTAAGTGATTGCCTTAAAGATTTTCATAACCTTGGTCGCGACCGTAGCCTCATTTATCCTTTACCGGATGGGGGGCTCGGACGCCTACAATACCAAATGGCGGGATATGGGCTGTCCTACGGTAGCCTTTATAGCCTTGTGGCTCTTAGAGGGATTTAAATTAGCCTACTGGTGGGCGTATCTTATATCCTTCGGCTTGATGTTCGGAGCCTTGACAACCTATTGGAATAAGAAAGGTGCGTCGGAGAGGTTTATCAATTTCTACCTGCACGGCCTTGGGATCTCGTTAGCCTTGGCGCCATACGCCTACATAAGCCATCATTGGCTTGGTTTTAGTTTTAGAGTGGTTATACTGCCCTTGTTGATAGGCTTCTGGGCTACTAAGATGAACCGACCAGTGTGGAAGTTTAGAGCCGATGTAGTGAATGAAGGCGGCCGCGGAGCCTGGATACAGATTACCTTACCATTAGTTTTGATATAAATTAAACCTGTGCACGCTGACAAGGCGTTGTTCTAAGAGGAAAGCGTTAATACCGAGGGTGATTTTGCCAATCCCATATTTTCATTGGACGGATAAGAGCGCGTAAAATCGCGGTGCAGGCTTAAATAAATTCCAAAGAAGCAGCTCCTCCCTGCTTCTCCTAAGAAGCCGGTAGATGTGGCCGCCGAACCACGCAGTATCTACCGGCTCTCTCCTTAGACTTAAGACAGGGTGAATTTATAGACAAATATCTTGTTTTGTGCTATAAGATAGGAGTTCTGGCTTTCGCCTACGAGGGGGAGCCAAATTAATCTCTCGG